CCGGGAGTTTGAGAGAGAAGTTCGCCTTAAATACGGCATTGATTCGGACCAGTATAGAGTCCGTGTGGAAGGCGGAATATCTCAAAGGGGCGCCGAAGGGTCGTACTACAGTGGGCCTCTTAATGATATAAGGAAGTTAGGCCAGATTGGTATAGTACCCCACAATCCCCACCATTTAGTATATCCGGTACTTGATTTCGGTTACACGACAGGTATATGGTTTGTCCAGCCGGCCGGTGTGAATTATCACATTATAAGGTATTACGAAGATTCGGGGTGTGCCATTAAGACTTATACCCAGTTACTGAATGAATATGAGAAAGATATGGGTTATAAATATGGTATGTTACAGGTGCCATGTGATATGGATTCCAACGCCACGCGGATAATTACAGGCGAAACAGCACTTGATACACTCCGCGACCTTGGCTACCAGGCGGAGCCGTTACCAAAAGAGCACCGCGTAGATGAGGGAATACAGAGGACCCAAAAATTCTTGAATGTATGTTTTTTTGATGAAACAAATTGCGATTATGGTTTAGAATGTATCGAGCAGTACCATGAAAAAATAAACAAGAAAATGAGTACGGAAGACAAGCCGGTATTTATAGGTGTGCCGGAAAAAGACGGTTCGGACCACGCCGCCGACGGATTAAGGTATATCAGCCTGGCAGCCAAAATGGGCCGATTCAAAACATCAGGTATAAGTAAAGAAGACTGGAAACAAAAAAAAGCAGAGCATGGATACTAATTAAGAAAGGAACTGATTATGAAGAATTTAATTATCCTAATTGTGTTAATGGCGGCGGGCTGTCAGGAAGTACAGCAGCAGAAATACAAACCCCTCAACCAGCTGATTGCCCCGGCGAGGCAGGACTGGAAAGATGCCTACGGAGACACCCTTGAGACACAAATGGTCTTTAACTTAGCCGTCCTGCGATTGAATGATGTTGAAATAGCAAAGATGATAAACAGCTTGCGGCCGCCGGTTGACCCTAATGAGACAAGATGAGTAAAACCAGTAAACGCCGGCCCTGTTTAATATCAAGGGCGGAGGAAGAAATCCGCTGGGACTTAGCTTACAGCCGTATAACAAGGAAGGAATTTGATAAGAGGTTGAAGGAGATTAAGAAATAAAGAAGTTTGAATAGAAGAATATTAAAAAATTATCAATCTCTAACTATAAGCCGATAAGATACTTAGGTTGATACTATGGAAGAAGAAGAAAAAAAAGAGTTGACAAAACCAGATGCGCTCGATATAATGTGCGACGTAATCAGACAATCTTTGGCAGAGATGGAATTTGGCACAGCAAAGATTATAGTCGATTTGGAGAAACACGATAATGCTATTAAGGACGCCAAGCATGAGATAATCCAGCAAATACCACACAGTAGAATATAAACCGAGTTTACTCTTACGAAAGAATAACCCGGCAATTCATTGAAGGATTGCGGGTTTTTTTATACCGGTTTCAGGCACAGACAGAATGAAACAGAAAGTAATAGAGGGTTTACAGGCCAGTTGCGAACAGCGAGACATCGAATGGTCTGATAAGGTCAAGAAGATGGGGGGCAACGTCTGTGGGGATTGCGGAGAATTTGACCCCAAGTTTCTGGAATCACACCATATAACGCCCCGATACATAGCTCCTAAGTTAGCTTACGACCTAAAAAACGGCATTTGTATCTGTATTTGGGGACATGCGACACTTCACAAAGACAATCCAGTGGCATTATGCAAAATTCTCTTGAGATTATGTAGAATTCTCACAAAGAGACTTTTTAATCCATTAACACCCTGTCAGGAGGCACTTTTTGGGAACTGAAAAAAACAGAGAACAGGAGCTAAAAGAGGCCTATGACGAGGGTTTTGCGGCCTTCGGAACGTTTCAGAAAGTTGCCAAGAACGACCTGAAGGCCTGTATCGAGCACGCCTGGACGCCGCAGGACATTATAAAAGCAGGGAAACAGAAGCGTGAACTCAAGACATTCCCAATGATCCACAGGGTAGTCAACTGGATTAGTGGGTATCAGAGAGAACACCAGTTGTCGCCGAAGTACGAACCCGTTGAAAACGCCGATGATATGACCGCCGGCCAGCTTACAGAGATAGCATTATGGGTTTATCAGTACGCAAACGCCTATCATACCATATCAGATGCCTTTGAATTTTCCTTAAAAACCGGTATAAACCTCATAAATGTCTATAACGACCGCAATATGAACACTAAATTCGACCGGTTCGCATATAATCAATTCATCATAGACCCGAATTTCCGGCGCCGGGACCTGAAAGACTGCCATTATGGAATAATGAGACGGCACGTTACCCGGCAGGCCGCCGAGATGTTATTTCCGGGTCAAGAGAAGTTTATCGCAAAATTGGTTGACGAAAGCGGGACGAAGGTTCAGGAGGGCAATTCCGAGATGTTCCCCAATTTCGCCCGACCGGTACTGCTTGGCAACAAACTCCTGGCGGTGGATGAATTTCAGCAGAGGACAACGAAAAGACGTAAATCACTAATTATCCGCCCGACAAACCAGGAAATCGAATGGACCGGCACAAATGCTGAATTAGACCGGCTCCTGCAGACCTTAATCGGCGAAATGGGTATGCCTGCAAGCCTTATATCAGTAATATCCCGTCATTACGACACAGTAGATGTAACATCGTATCTTGAGGGCCAGGAGGTAATGACCAGCAGAGACCCTTATGGGATAGGGGACTTCTCATTCACGCCGGTAATAGCTTATTTCAATCCTGACCACGACAGAATGGAAATTAAGGTCCAAAGCATAGTCCGGAGCCTGGTTGACTCTCAGAGGGCCTCAGACAGCCGTATGATGAGTATGACAAGCGTATTCGACCAGCAGGCGGGTGTTGGTGTGGATGCCGAAGAAGGGGCTTTTGTAGATGATGAAGATTTGTTTGCAACGGAACCCGGCCGTTCCCGACTACTCACAAAAGACGCCATAGCTCAAAACAGGTACAAGGACCGCGTAATCAACGATATACCAGCTGGTATGTTTCAGTTACACGATATGTTTAACAAGATGATGCCCTTGATGGTCAATGTCAATGAGGATATGTTCGGCCAGGCCCCCAAGGGTAATATGCAGATAGCCGGATTCCTCTCGAAATTACGGGTAGGTATGGGTGTTATCGGCCAGCAGGGCCTATTTCATAATTTAGGACTATCAGATAAAATCATCGCCGGCAAGGTCCTTAAGCTGATCCAGCAGTATCCTCTGGATAAAGTCCGAAGGATAATCAGCCAGCAACCGGCACCATCGTTTTATAACAAGGAATTTGGCAAATACGATTCGGTCGCAGCTGAGGCTATGCTCTCAGATACCCAGAGAAACCAGGCCTACGCTGAATTAGTGGCCTTGAAGCAATTAGGTACTAAGGTAGGCGACCCGTTCCCGGCGCCTTGGTCTATCATAATCAAGCACATGCCCCTCGAATCCAAGGCAAAGCAGGACCTTATCAAACAGATAGAGCAGACCGAACAGCAGGCCCAACAGCAGCAGGCCAAACAGCAGCAGACCCAGGACATGATGCAGCAGTTGGCAATCCAGCAGGCCCAGGCCCAGATGTTAGAGAACCGGGCACAGGCCGAGGAAAGACGAACCCAATCGGTCGAGAACACAACCGGAGCTGCGCTCGACAGGGTTAATACGATGGTCAAGACCCAATCCTTACAGCAGGAAACTCGAATCAAGCCTATAATGGAACTGTTAAATTTCACCTTAGAACTTGAGAAGATAAAACAACAGAATGTAAGTGCGGAGGCTAAATCTTGACAGAACTAAAGGACCAAAACAAAGAAGAAGAAAAATGGAACGACGGATTTATGTTACTTTTACAAAGAGGGAATCCTCACTACGAACAATTAAAAAGGGATTATGAAAAAAAATGGGGAAAGGTGAAGTGAGCAAAGTAAAATCAAAAATGAACACACAGGACGTAACAATCTGGGCCACTGAAGAATTACACAAGCGATTGACCGCTGTTATTACGGGCAATCAATGGCGGGACTACATATACTATCTACTGGTATTCATAAAAGACAATTACAACGGCAAGTTGGGGGCATTAGGTCACAAGGTAGTGACACAGGATTATTTCCCAGCTGAGCCGGCTGGTGAAAAAACAATAGACCTGTCAAAGAAAAAGGTGGCCCACAATATCATTACTATTATGGACCGACCCCCGCCGGCGCCGTTTATAGGGACTATGTTATGGCAGATTGATAACAGTAAAGGCCGCGCCAAGTGTATTTATATCCTGCCAGCCGATAAACCAATCGTCTGGGGGGAGGAAATGGGCGAATCAAGTGAATTTATCTTTAACTCAGCCGTCAATTCGGCGGCACCGATAATCTATAATTGAAAGGAACCAATAATGGCTAAAAAAGGCGTACCAAAACAAGATGGCTCAGGCCGTGGCCAGCGGGCAAACAGGGGGCGTGGTGGTTGTGCTGTAACACAGCGTAAAGGCGGGGGACGGAAATAATCTATAATTGAGGTTGAAATGAAAGATTTTGTTTTAGGACGTATATTCTGTAGATGTTCAACGAGAATGCACTTTAAGGGCAAGGCTATACAGGTGTACGAAAATACACCGAAAAAGAAAAGGTGTCCTAACTGCGGGCGA